AACTTGTTGTTTGTTGTGAAACAAATCAGACAACGGAACCCCAGAGATACAACTATCATAGCGATTGCCCACAACAGTATCTTGTAATTCCATGGTATAATGAACAACAGTCTTTCCTTGTTTAAGGGCTTCTGCTCCCAGATGAACCAAGACCATTGATTTTCCAGCTCCTGTTGGTGCTATAACAACGCCCAACTCGCTTTTACCTAGGCCACCCTTGCAGATTTCATCAACTCTTTCGAAACCAGTAGAAATTGGATCTCTAGCTGTAATTGTGTATCTCTCTTCAAAATCTTTAATGTAATCGTGGCCGAAATTATTGTCAGTGCCAAGCTTAAGAGCTTCTTCTATAACTTTTTGAATTTCATCAAAAGATGATGACTTGATGAGCTTTACTGATTTCATCATTGCACCCTTAAGAACTTGCTTACGACAGAAATCAATTGAACTATCTTTAATGTATGCGGAATTCTCAATACGATCTGTTGATAAAATAGAAGCATAGAACTGCAAAAGCTGCTCTTTGAGTGCTTTTGTATAATTGTTACATTCTGTTCTAATTCGTGATTCCATAATTTCGTAAGATGGGTGAACCTTATATTTTGTTCGATGATCAGTCAAGATCTTAACAAAAACCCGCAGGTATTCGTAATCTAAAAATTCAAAATCGAGCACTTCTACGACTTGATCGCAAAAGGGTCTATCAGAAAGCATAAGGTGGCAGAATTTTTCTTGAAAGGCTTTGCCAAACCTCTGAAATGTCTCAGTTCTATTATTCATGTGTCCTCCGGTGTTATAAGTATTATAACATATTGTAAAAGTCTGTCAAGTTTTTATTTTTGTAAAGTTATTTTTTTCATGACATTCATCAAAACGTTGAATGAACCCGCATTGATGCCGTCAGAATAAAGTTTTTTGGTTAATTTTAGTTTTTGAAGGTTTGGTTCAAACTCCTCCAAAGAAAAATTTATTTGTTTTTTATGGATGTGCCCAATAGATGGACTATATAATTGCATTATCTTGTAGTTTTTCTCCACTAAAAGTGAATTTTCTAAAATATTTTCATGAACTTTTAGCATTTTGTCTAAATTTTCACAATGCTCCATGATGTCTTCAACTTCATAGTGACAGTCGTCAATCAAGAAGGGAAATTTACCAGCAACTGTTTTTAATCCAACCCTTGGAACTCCCGGTAAATTGTCAGATTTATCTCCAACTAAACTTCTCGCTAATGCGAAGTTTTTCGGATGAATTTTGTGTTCAGCAAGTAAGCTAGGGTAGTCAACCAATTGGTCTTGTATCGGACGATACAGTTTGCAATCTTTCGAAATTAGTTGGAAAAAATCCTTATCTGAAGAGACTATCAGCTTCTCCCAATCTTGGTATTTTTCATGTTGTGCAACATATGCTATTACGTCGTCTGCCTCGATATAATCAATCATTATTTGGATGACAGGAAGATCATTAAGATATTCCATCAATCTGTATTGCTGATTATATTTGTTCTTTTCGGTTTCTTCCGGAGAAAGATCAATCAATCTTCTATTAAAACGAACAGGTGAACGTCCTGCTTTATAATTTTTATCGATTTGTTTTCTCTTTTGGGAACCACCTTCTCCATCCCAACAAACAACAACTTCGTCTGGTTGAAACATTCCACTTATTTTTTGGAGTGATTTCATGAACCCGTAGGTTCCTCCATTTGGGGCGCCGTGCTTGTCCATCGACGGCACAACAATATAAGATCTCAAAAACATATTGAGACCGTCAATTATCATAACTTTTTTCATTTTTCCTCCTCAAGTTTTTTCTTAGCTTTTTCCAAAGCTTTAATCGCAACCTCTATGTCTTCTTTGTAAGAATCTAAAGATGTTGTCCAATGTCTGGCATTTAAAAGCTTTTTAAGGCTAGAATCCACCAGCAACCATAATCTAGCATTTTTCATGTTTCCCTCCATGTTTATAATATAACATGTTGATGAAGTTTGTCAAGAAAAAAAGACAAAAAAAAGGCGGTGAGCCAACCACAACTCACCGCCGGAGAAAACATGAAAACTAATCGTTCTCACTCACACTAAAATTTTTACCTTCTGTTTCAAATTTCTTTACAATTTCTTCATCCATTATTTCAAGAACTGTTTTTCTAAATTTAGGATCTTCAAGCTTTAATAACCATTGTTTTCCTTGAAACTTGGTTTCTTTTCCATCTTTATGAATTAGAGTATACCAAGCACCAGATAGCTTAAGTTTTTCTGTTTTTGATGCTTTTAATGCTGTTAGCCAAGACTCTTCATCTTGAATAGCAGAAGTTCCAGACCATAGAATTTTGAAAGTACATTCTCGACCTTCTGTTCCAAAGCGAGACTTTTGAAGCTTACATTTAACTTCTGAACCAATTCGAAGTCCTGTGTTGTCTTGAACATAGGCTGCTTTAGATTTACGCTTTGTTAGCCAAATTCTCAGAGAACAAAAGTATTCTATAGCTTTGCCACCAGGAGCAATGTAAGGTTCAATAAGAGCTGCCATGGGGTTTTGTACGTTGATGTTGGTCTTCAGCTGATTAATCAAAAGTAGACTGTGTTGTCCATCAGCCAAAGGGATAGTTAGCTTGGGAAAAGCCTTGCCAAAAATCCTTGGCTTGACAGACATTGTTGATTGAGGGTTAAAGTCAGATTCAAGTTCTTTTTCAGAACTTGTTGCTGCTATAGAGTCCCAGATAAACAAAAATTGATTATCCGGATATTGCCCAATAAGAGCTTCAATTGTTTCTAACACTTTTTCAACAGACACAGCCTGAATGTACATCAGATTATCTGTATCGACACCAGCTTGCTCTAGGAACATTGGGTCAATCGCAGACTCTGCGTCGAAGTAGACAGGGAACATCCCCATCTTTTGAGCATTACCAGCTATTTGAGCAGCCATAAATGACTTACCAGCACCAGATAGTCCAGCAATCTCGGTAATCTTTCCAACAGGAATTCCACCATACTTTCCTCTACAAATAATAGAGTCAAGCCATCTTGATCCTGTGGGTATCCATTGTTTTACAATGGTGGGGTTGTTTTCGTTTAAGTTGTGAGCAACTTTTAGACCAGTTTTCTTGTTGATCATTTTTTGCATTTCTTTGAGGTTGATTTTTCCGGCTTTTGCCATGTGGTTCTCCTTGATAAAAAATAAGGCACCTATAACCCCGTGCCTTCCTGCGGTTAAATCTTGTGTTAGGCATCTGTAACCCCATGCCTTCCTGCGGAACGAAAAAGAAATACCAGTGCTTTAGGACCTTCGGTCTTTATAGAGAATATTTCCACAAGATTTTTAAAAAGAGGAGCAGTTTTGTGCCATGCTCCAAGGCTGTCAAAAACTAAATAAATTTATTTAGTTTTTTATTCCATGCTACAATTCTGTCTTTTCCTTTTTGCGAAACTAAACGAGCAGGAAAAATAACTTTTTTAATTATTAGAGCACCTTCCGTAAGATCCGAGAGAATGTTGTTCATAACTTTTAGTTGCTTAAGGTGAGCATCTTCTTGAGAAACGAGATCAGCTAAATTACTATCTGCTCCGTAAATGTTGACTATTAAGTGAATAGAATTATTCTTGTTCAAGGTTCTGAAATTAGGGTCTCGCCACTTTTCCAAAAGAGTAAACATGTTAGCGCGAGTTACATGGCCATTTGTATTGGAAAACCCAACAATAGCTTTTTGTGAATGGTCAACATGAGAAAGCCATCGTTTCAAAGTCTTCTTATTGGAAGAGTTTATAGAATACCTAGATGTGTAACCATTTCTAGAAATTACAAGATCTTCATAGTCTTTGTTCCACGGCACAAATGGGCTAAGATGTTGTGTAGTCTTTTTCATCCACATGTTAAAAATTCGCGTTCTTGTTTTCTGGGCTTTAAATTGAAATTCGTGGATTTCATTCATCAGGATTTCAAACTCTTCGCGAGTTTTCTTTGCGTCAGAAATATTTGAAAAATAGCTAAGATTTTCAAATTTTTGCATTTGAAGCACCACATCTATCATTTTATATTCCCGGGGATCGTCTTCCAGTTTCTTATTCGCTAAAATTGCCCCCTTTAATTTATCTACGCCAGATCCTTGATTATCCAGAACAAAAACAGGAACCTTAGCATGTTTAAAGATTTTGTACATACAATATTTTCTATTGTGTCCATGAATCATTTTGTATTCCTTGCCTCTTTGTTCAACAAACAATGGATAATTTAAACCCATTGTCTCGGGGCTGGTTTTAAACTTTTCTTGAATCAAAGGAGCAATTTCATCTTCGCATCTTTTTACATCAATGTCTTCGATTCTGACATTGTCATCGATGATTTTAGAAATCTCTAAGATTCTATAGTCTATAATCTTTCTGTCTACTCCACCTGCGGTAAGACATGACTGGTGTCTTTCGCAATCGCGTGGGTTTTTATGGCCATTGGCCAGTGCTTTTTGAATAGCCAATTCCTCAAGGGAAATGGTATTATCTTGTTGTTGTTGTGACATGGGTACTCCTTATAAATTATGTCTAAAAAAATGCCCCGCCTTTATTTTTATTCGCGGGGGGCAATTACGAACCAATCACTAACTTAAAAAGTCGTTAAGTTTTTTATCTACGGAACTGCCGTATTTAGCAGTTTCTGAGGAGGACATTTCGGAGGAGGAATCCGTAGACAGATAGTCGTCCAACAGAGCTTGAATTTCTTCTGATGACAGTCTATTAAATTGTGCTTCGATGTCGGGCACACTATCTAGTAACGCATCACAGTCAGCGATTGCTTCATCACACAACACAGAAGGTCGGCGACGAGGTTTAAGTTGAGTCTTTGGGAAAGACCCGGGAGTACCGGGAACAGTGTAGTTTAACACAATGTCAGTTCCGGTTTCGGATGCTGTAATGTCACCATAGTCTGGATCTAGCACATATCCTAGAAGTGTCTCGTAAGCGGTCTTACCATAAGCCCAAATCTTTACACCGTTAGTTTCTTGACCACGGATAAGAATTGGAGAGTAATATCGCTTTCGAGCGAATAACTTCTTAGCAGCATTTTTAGTTTGATCGCTATTGTTATCTACACCATCTCGCCAGAGTTGGGAGGCAAAGTCGCAAATAGGGCAGTGCTCGCCGTAGTTCTTTTTGGGGCAAAGAATACCAGGGTTCTTTCCTACATTG